GTCACGGCGCGGCGCCGTGTGGAGCTCGTAGAGCGCCGGCGGCAGGTCCGCGGCCCGGGAGGCGAGGGCCGCCGCCCAGAACTCGTCGGCGTGCACCTCCCCGTCGTTGACCAGGGTCACCGAGCCGGAGACGCCGCCCTTCTTCTTGATCGCCCGAAGGTCGGCCCGCAGCTCCGGCCTCGGCGGAAAGCGGATCTTGCAGGCGTCGACCCGCTGCTTGAGCGAGATCGCCAGGTCCAGCCGGTTCGGGCCGGTCAGCAGCACGCCGTGGACCCGGTATTCGCCGTGGCTGCGCACGGCGTCCTCGACCACCTTCTCGCCCATGCCGGTCTGGTCGATCCAGAACTGCATCATCCGCCGTTCGCGGAAGAGGCGGTCCATCTCGGCGTCCTGGGCGGCGAACGTGGCGCCCCTCTCGAACCAGCGGTCGCGCAGCCAGAGCACGTCGCCCACGAGCTCGTAACCGTGGATCACGGCCCCGTCCCGCCGGCGGGCGACGTCGCGGCCGCCGTACATCAGGCCGCCCGAGTAGAGCTCCGGCTTGCCCGCGTCGGGATGCTCGCAGGCCGCCAGGGCCGCCGGATCGAGCCACGAGCCGGCCCCGGACTTGGGGATGCAGTCGAGCTCTTCCTCGGCGTCCTCGCCGTAGGTGTCGCGGATGTCGGCGATCCAGGCGTCCTTGGACAGGATCTCGCGGTGCTTCAGCTTCGCGGCCAGGGCCACCCGCTCGTAGAGCCCCGCCTCGATCGCGTCCCTGAAGGTGATGGTGAGGGTCTCGCCCTTGCGCCGGTGCGAGCGGACGTCGTCGAGCAGCAGGTTGAAGGGGTTGGCCACCCCGTCGTGGGTGGAGACCACGATCACCTGGCCGCCCCACATCAAGAGCGCGATCGCCGCCTTCAGGACCTCGGCCAGGTCCTTGTGGAAGGCCGCCTCGTCGATGATGACGATGCCCTGCATGCCGCGCAGCGCGCGGGCGACGGACGGCAGGGCGACGATCTTGAAGCCGGAGGCGAAGCGGATCCGGAAGGCCTGAACCTTCTCGTCGGAGAGATCGAGGATCTCCTCGTCCTGGGCCTCGGCGGCGATGCCGAAGGCCCGGGCCCACATGGCGCAGGTGTCGATGAACTCCCGCGCCATGTCGAGGTTGTAGCCCATGTACCAGACGTTCTGGCCGCCGGCGGCCGCCTGGGCCGCGGCCTTCAGGGCCGCATAGGAGGCCAGTCCCCAGGTCAGGCCGATGCGGCGGCTCTTCTCGATCACCAGGAGCGAGACGCCGGCGAACAGCCGCGCGGTCGTGCGCTGCTGATATCCGAGCAGCAGGTCGCCGCGCGGAAGCTGCTCCAGCACCGCCTGGCCGTCGCCGGCGTCGAACGCGCCCGGCCGGATCTCCGGGCCGCTCATTCGGCCACTCCCAGCACCGCCTTGCGGATCTGGTCGACCGTCTCGGCCGAGATCCCGCGCGCCTTGGCCACCTCGGCCGCCTTGGCCGCGGCGGATTTGGCGGTCTCCTGCCGGATCCTCAGCGCCCGGTCGGCGTCGGTCTTCTGGGCGCGGGCGACGTCGCTGATGGCCCGAGCCAGGAACGACAGGTTCTCCGGATCGAGCGTCTCGTCCTCGCCGATGTTGGCGAGGAGATCGAAGGCCAGGGACTGGAAGCCCTGGACCAGGACCTGCAGGCCCTTGCCGTCGGCGATCTGGGGACCGCATTCGGCGACGAGCCGGTCGGCGATCTCCTGAGAGCGCCGCACGCGCTCGGTGATCGCCTGGAATTTCTGCGCATAGCGGCCCACCGCCGAGCGGGAGGGGAGCTCGGCGGGGTCCTTGGCGAGCCGGCGAAGGTGCGTCAGCACCTCGTCCAGGGTGAAGCTGTCCTCGCGCAGCAGGCGGTCGAGCTCCGCCTTGAGCTCGGGATCCAGGGCCCTGACCTTCGAGCGTCCGGCCATGTCAGCCCCGCGGGGCCGGCGGCTGGATCCCCGGAATCCGGCACCGGCCCTCCGCGCAGTCCATGCCGCGCTCGGTGAGGGTGGCGACCACCAGGGTCTCGACCGGCTTGGTCCTGAGGCAGCCCTGCTCCTCGAGCCAGGCGAGCTCGGTGCGCACCTGGTCGCGGCTGGCCGAGAAGCCGAAGTCCGCGACGGCCGAGTGCAGGATCGAGCTGTTGGCCGTGTAGCCGGGCGCCCCCGAGAGGAGGCGCAGCAGCGTCAGCCGGAGATGCTCTGAGAAGGCGCTCACCGGCCGGCTCCGGACTCGAGGGCATGCTTCAGCAGGAGGCCCTCGATGCGATCGACCCCTGCCGCCGCCGACTGCACCTCCGATTCCACCCGCCCGATCGCCCCCTCGACCCGCGCGATGTCCGCCGCCGTCGGCAGCTTGCGCACGTCCCCCTCGAGGGCGCAGACGCGCTGCTCGAGGAGCTTGCTCTTCTCGGAGATGTCGGAGACCGCCTTCTGGTGGACCTTCCACTCGTCGCTGCGCCGCCAGCGGCCGGCCTGCCAGACCGCGTAGAGGCCGGCGCCGGCGCTGAGGACGGAGGTGACCGTCTCGACGTGGGTGATGATGCTCACGCGGACCCCGGGGCGATGGATGAAGCGGGACTAGGCGCCAGGCGCTGGCCCGGCCGTCACTGGCCGGGCGCGGAAGGCGTGGAGGGCGGCGACGGCGGGGCGCTGTTGAAGGTCGAGGCGCCCGACCCCTGGACCGAGCTGCCCGGCTGACTGTTCCGGCAGTCCCGGTACTGGCTCAGGATCTGCTGGTTCGGCGCGGCGGCCTGGATCGCCGCCAGCTTGGCGAGCTTGGCCGGTTCTCCGACCTCGAGCTGGTCGGTGATGCCGAGACTCATGGTCGTGGCGATGGCCCCGCCCGAGCCGGCCTTGGCGTCGACGTTGGCGGAGACGCTGGGCGCGTCGAAGCCGCCGCACGGGCCCGGCACGGCGTACTGCTGGCCCGTCTTCTTGTTCACGTAGGGGATGGCGGCCGCGGCCTCGGTGAAGCCGCCCACGGCCGCCACGGCGGCGCCGGAGGGTTTGCCCGTGGCGCCCACGCCGAAGACCGAGCCGCGCTCGACCACGATGTGGTCCGAGGCGCAGGCGGCGAGGCTCATCGAAGCGACTGCAATCAGGCCGAACACGGCCATCCTCATGTGGCTCTTCACTTCACAGGCTCCTTTTGACGCAGGCAGATGTTCCGGGACTCGTCGGAGACCTTGGCGAGCTGGTCGCGGATGGCCGCCGGGAGAGGCTTGTGGGCGTCGAGGATCGCGACGCCGCAGCTGGAGGGGTCGACGACGATGCAGGCGCCCGCCTCCACCCCGGCGCCGGCCACGCCGCAGACGTAGGACGCGCCCAGCGTCAGGTGGCGGACTGCGACGGCGTCGGCGGAGCCGCGCTCCACCTTCAGGCCGAGCGGCCATGCGGAAAGCCGCGGCTGGCCGCCGTCGGCCTGGACGAGGGCGACGGTGCACGCCGAGAGGGGCGCGGACGCGGCGAGGGCGGCCGCGGTCAGGAGCGCGAAGGACAACGGGCTCCGCACAGCAGCTACTTCAGCCTGGTCGTGGCCAGGACGCGGTAGAGGGCCGCCACGGCGAGGCCCCCGTACATCAGCACGCCCATGACGTCGTTGGCGACCGAGGCGATCTCCGCATCCGGGATCTCGTGCGCGTGGTCGCGCAGCACCGCAGCCAGCGCCACGATCACGATCGCGCGCAGGCAGCGGGACAGGTGGTACTTCTTGGCGTCGGCCTCGGCGGCGGCGAGGGCCGCCGGAAGGCTCGGGGCCGCGGCCACGTCGGCCGCCGTCGCCGCGATGTCGGTGACCGCCTCCGCGAGGGTCGGCCCCGGCTCCGGCGGCGCAAGGGGAGCGGGTGGCAGGGGCGTTGGAGGAGCGGGCGGCGAGGCGGCCGCGCCCGATTGGTCGCCGGTCCAGACGTCAGACATCGCCGAGCCTTTCCGCCCGGGCGAGCCAGCCGCCCAGGAACTGTTTCTGAGAGGGGTCCGCGGCGACGATCGCCTCGTAGCGGGCGGCGGCGGCGTTCCTGAGCGCGCCCAGAACGGCGTCCTTGCCGAGGTGGTCGATCGCCAGGTCCAGGTGCGACCTGCTCGAAGGCCCAAGCTCGCCGTCCACGTCCAGCGGCCGCACCCCGACCGCGCCGTGGAAGGCGCTGTTGATGGCGCGTTGAAGCAGCTTCACCGCGGCGCCCGGGCCGTCGTTGACGACCTGGTCGAACACCGCCCCATCGAAGGGCTCGGGCAGGCTCCAGAGGCCGTACGGGACCCAGACGCAGTCGCGGTAGACGCGCTCGGCCGAGCTCGGCGTCATGGCCAGGAGATCTTTGGAGTCGATCGCCCCGCTTTGGTCGAGGTCCAGGTCCGCAAACCGCGGATGGCCGGCGTCGATCCTGCCCTGGTCGATCAGGAAGCGGAGCGTCAGGCCGAAGTTGGTCAGCCCTCCGCGGTCGGCCGGATTGTCGGCGAGACCGCCCTCGATGCCGATCACACGGCCGCAGACGACCTTGAACCGCGCATCGTGCGCGGCCGTGTAGCCGGCCGGGAGCTGGATGGTTTCGACGCCCACGACCTGGAGGCTAGGGACGTCCCCTCGGGGCCTCCATGGTGCAGATGTGCACCCTAGAGCAGCCTGGGCTGATCCTCGTCCGAGGCTTCCCTGGCCTCGGCGAGCACCTGGAAAACCAGGCGCCGGCTGCACTGGACGAGACGCTGGATCTCGAGGGGACCTCTGCCTTGCCTGGACAGCGCCACAATGCGGGCGCGCCGGCCCGGCGACAAGGGGACATCGATGTGCGCGCCGCCGAGCACCCGGCCGAGCTCGAGCGCGGCCTGCTCGCCGATCGTCACGCTGATCGGGTGATGCCGGCCCGGCTCGCGCGGCAGGTAGAGCCGCCGGCCTGCGAAGGTCTCGGCGATCTGGCGTCCGACCTCGGCCCCGAGCAGCTCCTCGACGTCCGACAGCGTGGGGTCGCGGTCGACGCCGGGGATGGCGAGGCGGCGGGGGGCGTTCATCGGCCGCCCTTCCAGGTCCAGACGTCGAGCGGATAGAGCAGCCCGCGGTTGCCCGGCCCGTCGAAGTCTATGATCGCGAAGTAACGGCGCCCCCGCTCGAAGACGGCGGCCATCCGAGCCGGCGCGCGGCCGGCGTTCCGCTGCTCCTGGATCATCTCGCGGATCCGGGAGCTGGTCGGCAGCGCCAGGACCAGGTCGATCGGCAGCAGGATCCGAGGCGTCGGCAGGAGGGCGAGATCGGAAGGCCCGACCGGAACCGGCTCACCCATGCGGACCGCCCATGGTCCTGATCCGGGCCTGCAGGGCCGTCCTCAGGGCCGCGCGCATGTTCCTCATGCGCACCTCCCGCTCGCCGTGCGGGGCCAGGCGGTAGGCCTTGCGGGCCGCCTCGAGCACGCGCTCGGCGGTCTCGGCCGCGCGCTCGTCGGCCCATCCGAACAGGTCTGGCTCCCGGTCACGCCTGCGACCCATCCCCGTCCGCCGCGGCCTTGCGGGCCTTGGCCTCCCAGATGAGTCCGGCCAGCGCGGCCGAGATCGCCGCGAGCTCCTCGTCGGTCCAGTACATCGGGCCGCCGACCTGGCGCACACGCGGGTGCATCCGCTTGTGGATCCAGCCGACCATTCCGTTCCAGCCGAAGTCGCCGACGACCCTGAGGCCGGCGAGGACCTTCCACTGGGCGTCGACCAGCCGCCATTTCAGCTCGTGCGGGTCTCCGGCCTGGGGCCAGCCGGCCCGCTCGGCCATGGCCTTCAGCGCCTCGATCAGGCGGTAGACGCGCCCTTGCTCGGCCCACTGCAGCCGCTCCACGCCGAGCTGGCGCTTGGCGAAGGCCTCGAGCGCATGCTCGCCGGGATCGCGCACGACGCCCAGCTGGTGCAGCGAGATCCACAGCGCCCGCGCCTTGCGGGCCGCCGGATGGTCCGCTCCGTGCGAGGTCGGGCGCCGCGCCCGATCTTTCCTGTTGTCGACGGCGAGCCGGGGTGCCCCGCGCGACGCGGACGCCCCCTGCCAGCCCAGCCGCCTGAACTCGGCGAGCGCCCTGTCGAGCTCCGCCTCGGTGCAGTCGCCGGCGCTGGCGTGGCCGGTGACGCGCTCGAGCACGGCCCGGTAGTCGTCGTCCTGGAGCCGCAGCTCCTTCTTGGCCAGGTGCACCTTGGCCAGCATGGCGCGGCGGTGGGCCGAGGCCTTGTCGAACGTGGCGGCGCGAGCGGTCATCAGGCTATGCGCTCCTCGTCGCCGAGCTCGTCGTCCTCGAAATCCTCCGAGGCCGCGTCGAGCTCGTCGAGCCAGTCGATCGCCGCCTGGGCGACATACTCCAGCCAGGCGCGAAGAGACCGCTCACCCCCCCCGTGGGTTTCGGCCCGCGCTCATGATGCGGGCCTCGGGATCTTGGCCTTGCAGTTCCAAGCCATGCCGCCCGCATCGGTGAAGCGGGCGACGACGGTCATGTGGGCGCGGCCGTGGAACACCCGCACCCGATGGGGCGCGGTCCAGCCGCGCGTCAGGCTGGGGAAGAACAGTTCGTGGAAACTGTCCTGCCAGGGCACCCAGGCGGTCGGCCATTTCTGCTTGCGGCGGCGGGCCATCAGGGGGCCTTCATCGCCAGCTGATGGGCCGCTCCGCCCCGGGCGCCGCCGCGGGCCGAGCTGGCCTTGCCGCCCCAGCCTTCGCCCTCCGGCCGCGGCGGCGGGGCCGCGTAGAGCTGGGTCTCGATCTGGCTCAGGCCGGCGGCCTGGCCGCTGGGCAGCACGGTGACCTTCCCTGCGGCGATCGCGGCGTCGATCAGGGCTCGGTCGTCGGCGCTGACCCGCGGCCGCGCCTCGGCCCGGGCGGGCTCGATCGTCCGGGACAGGCGGTCGAGCTGGCCGAACCCGGACCCGCCGCGCGGCCCCGCCGGCGTGAGCGGCGGGATCGGCGCGGGCTTGGCGCGGAGGGCCGGTACGGTCTGGGCCGGCAGTGGCGGCCGCA